AACCGATCGAGTAAACGCAAGCTGCTGTACTTGGATTGGTCTTATTGGCACCCCAAGAAATTCTATTTCCCACTGCATCCACTGCTCCAGCGAAAGGAGGGAAGCCTTCTTCCAAATAGCCAATTTGCTTAATGCTATCACCACCGATGTAGCTAGAAATTCTTACTCCATCTACGTTATTTCCAGACCAAGTGTAAAGAACTCCGTTATTGTTGAGTAGAGCTGTAACAAAAGGATCAGGAAGAGTAACTTGTCGGTAATAATTTGTTGAAAAAGTGTCCCAGAAAAACAGAGCTGCATTACCCTGGTTAATAGTGGAATCGGTAGTTTGAATAGCTCCGATTACTAAGTCGGTGCCGTAAGAACCAATGCAGGTAGGTTTAAATCCGAATGGTAATTTCAAAACTTCCGCTGTACTACCATTATTAGTATCACCTTCGTCGGATCCCTTCTTAGTCCTAATCATGTGGATAGTTCCTTTGCCTTGATCATCACCGGTTCCGATTACATCACCAAAATAAAGCCTGTTATCAACGTGTTTAAACATTGGGTGATTAGGCATTTCAATACTATTAAAACTCGGATAGGTCGTATCCGTTAAAGCTGTCTGAGTTCCTAAAGTAGACGTTGTCCATGCGTCGTCATCTTTTGCAGGAGAGCCATCTAAGGGCCCATATCTACCCACATCTGTATTAGAACCGTAATAAAGATAATTGTTATAATAAGCTGCGCCATTTCCTGTTGAAGTTGCGGCTGTAAATGCAAGCGCTTCACTTCCTGAAGTCAAAGCTGATGAATAACTCACCATTCTTCCGTTAGCTGCATAAACATAGGTGTTAGTATCTTTGGGATTTGTAGTGATCCACAAAGGAGCCGCTGTTAAATTAGTTGAAGAAAAATCTCCGTACCGAGTAGGGACTAAAACGCCCGACGTTCTGATAGCAGAAATTCCACTGTCATCAACGGGTAGATCAGGGTCTACAGAAACAGAATCAAGAAATTGATTAGCTCCGCCGAGATACAAGCTCGGTGCTATTCCCCCTAATATGCTGCTGATATTTATCGTTCTCTTTGCCATCGTCTATTGATACTCAATAAATGAATCGATGACCTTTATCTTTGGAGGGAATTTATCTCGGAATCTTTGACCATAGAATTGTCTGATCTTGAATAGATAATCGTTGAATAATCCTTGAAGCATTGTTGCTTTGTCATTCATGCCATTAGCCATTGCGAAATCTAAAGCCGCTCCCACCGATAAAGCTCTGTGAAAGGGACTTGCAAATCCTGGAACCTTTGTAGTATCACTTCCACTAAATGTAGAAATGTCTTGACTGAAATAAACTCTTAATGAAGTAGCTTGAGAATAATCTGGAGCAGGAAAGAGCTCTATAACATCTCCGGTAACTACGTAGTACATAGGAACCCCATTACTACTATTAAACTCATCGACTGCCTGAACCTCTCTTATTTCTTCGTAGGTTAAGGGTGTCAGAACACTCCAGTTTCCTCCTGAGTCTTTCACCTCCACTCCATTAATAGTTAGAGCAGCGCTAGGCAATGCATAAACTGCGGTGCCTGAAACTAGATTAACCTCTCCCCATGGAAGGGTTGTGGCATCTGAGATATTGTTATCGACGAATTCCCATCCTCCGTAAGCATTAAAAATAACCTCCCATACTTGGCGGTATCTTTCGTTTACGTTTCTCGCCCTATCATTAAGGACGTATTCAGTTGTGCCTATATTACCTAATAGAAAAGTAATATCTTGGACTATGCCATCGAGATTTGATGTGTCTGAAAATTGCATATAAAAAGACGGCTACGAGCGAGCCGTCGGTACGTGACCTTTATCGACTAATTTCAGTTTAACAGACTTTGAGAAAAGTCAACAACTGCTCCGAAATATAGTTCACGTCGCTTCTTTCCAATTCAACATAAGTAGGTAAATACAATCCTCTCAAGGAGAAATCGTATGCTCGTAACCTCGTATGCTCTTTGTCAAAGTACATGGGTTGTTGAGACATTGGTTTAAAAAACCTTCGCGTCTCAATATTCTTCTCGGCCAATAATGAAATCAGCTTGTCTCGATCTGTGGTACTGGGAAGTACGATGTCGTACATCCACAACACACTGCGTGCTCCTATCGAAAGGTGGCCTAACTTGTCGTCATACCATCTCTCAATCAGCTCACGCTTTTCCAAAAACCGATCGATCGATTCCACTTGGCCTTTGGCTACGGCTGCCTGAAGATTAGACATCCTAAAGTTGTAACCAAGTTTGGGGTGCAAAAAGCTGTGATCTTCGTCGAAGGACATCGTCCTTAAATGACTCAGTTGCCACGCCAGTTCAGGATTGTCAGTAGTGATCAATCCTCCTTCTCCAGAAGTAATGATCTTGTTCCCGAAAAGGGAATAGCACTGAATGTCGGACTGTCCTACTCCTTCTGCCCCATGAGACTCACAGGCATCTTCAACAACTCGAAGATTGAATTCCCGTGCGATCTTCTGGATTGCCGTCATATTACAGAGACGTCCGTAAATATGAACGGGCATAATAGCTTTCGTTCTCGGAGTGATCTTCTCTCGAATGCTTTTGACATCGATGCTAAGCGAGTCATCACAATCGACAAAAACTGGAGTAGCTCCTACGTAATTGACCGCCCAAGCTGAGGCAATCATTGTGAACTCAGGAACTATAACCTCATCTCCGGGTCCGATCTTGAGTGCAGCTAAAGCTAGGGTCAGGGCAGTTGTCCCAGAAGAACAAGCAACGGCATGTTTTTTTTGACAAAACGATGCCCAGTGTACCTCCAGTTCTTCGACAAACTTTCCTTTCGAACTTACCCATCCGCTCTCGACTGCTTCCAAAACGTAGCTCCACTCTCTTTTTCCTATAGAGGGTTTGCTAACAGGGTACTTTCCACGAGGCTCAGACATCAAATTCTCCTTTCTCGATCTCCTTCATGAGACCTCTTAGATTTCGGATCTGTCCTTGAAAGAACTGCCTTTTCTTTTTGGCGTCCGTTTGCATGCCTAACAACTTGTCATCCCGTCCGGAACTCATAACAGTAGAGGTAAGCGATCGATAGATAACCTCATTGGAGAGGTACATCTTCATAACTCGCTCGAGCTCTTCCTGCAAGTAATTAATTTGATTTTCCTTGTTCACGTAGATCGTGCGCTAACATTTTGCCGACTAATTCTTTAAATTTTACCTTTGGCTTCCAGCCAAGTATCTTTTCAGATTTAGAATAATCGCCACACAGAACATGAACTTCTGCGGGTCGGAAAAACTTCTTATCAATAACTACATGTTCTTTCCAATTAAGACCGGCTAATTCAAAGGCGGCCTTAACCCATTCTTCCACGGTGTGTGTTTCTCCCGTGGCGATCACATAATCAGAGGCTTCTCCTTTTTGCATCATGAGCCACATAGCTTCTACGTAGTCGGGGGAATATCCCCAATCTCTTTTTGCATCTAAGTTTCCCAGTCTCAATTCTTTCTGAAGTCCAAGCTTAATCCGAGCTACAGCCTTAGTTACTTTTCGAGTAAGGTAGTCGTCTCCTCTTCTTTCACTTTCATGATTGAAGAGAATTCCGTTGCAACAAAAGAGCCCATACATCTCTCGATATTTTTTGATAGCTTGGAAGCCAACAAACTTTCCAATAGAGTAGGGGCTTTGAGGATTGAATCTAGTTCCCTCGTTTTGAGGAGTTTCTTCGCTGTTACCAAAAAGCTCCGAAGTTGAAGCTTGATAAACCTTTATTGTTGGATCAATATTTTTAACTGCTTCTAGGATTCGAATGACTCCGTTTCCATTAACATCAACTGAGTATTCAGGCATGAGGAATGACTCCTGCACATCTGCCTGGGCTGCGAGATTGTAGATCTCCTGAGGCCGAATATCTCCGATAATACGGTTAATAGAAGAAGGATCAGCAAGATCGCCAGCGTGCAGATGCAAACTTTTACGATAAATTTTATCATCTTGAATTAAATGAATTATGTTTCTTAGGTTTCCGTACCCGTGTGAACTGCGTCTCACCAAGCCATGAACCTCATAGTCTTTCGAGAGCAAAAGCTCTGCTAAATAACTTCCGTCTTGTCCGGTGATACCGGTGATCAATGCTTTTCTTTTCATGTTAATCTCCTAATTTAAATACTTGATTTTTGAACCATTGGGGTACTGCGTCAGCCCACATAAAGTCTGAGCTTTGGTCGTCGAGTTTAATCTCCTGTGTGTTGTCCTTGGGATTCGCCACAAAAACTACGCTAACCGTGTGTTTGGAATCTATGCCTAAGTCATTATCGGCAAAAGACTCCTCATAAAAACCGAGCCGAGCAACTATTTCTACATCAAGACCAACCTCTTCTTGGATCTTCCTTTTCATGGCGTCTTCTAGTTTCTCGTCTTTCAATACTCTTCCTCCGACGACGCACCACTCATTTTTTAAGGGAGCGTTTTTTCTTTTGATTAACAGATATTTACCATTCTTTACAATGATTGCATCGACGCATAGAATCGGTAAGTTTTCTGCAAACTCTGTATATTTATCTAGTGGAATCATAAAACTTTAAACTCTGGAATTGAAACGATGAACTGGCCTCCGCCTTTTCTCCACATATGTTCTCTCTCATAAAAGGTTTTTAGAAAAGCGTAGGGAAGAACGAAGAAATAGTCAGCTTCTATCCGAGCTCTCTCCTCGCTCACTATAGGAATGTTAGTTCCGACTGTGAACTTTCCCCACTTCTCATTATTTCGGTCGGCAATTCCTGTGATTAATTTAGAATTCAACCCATAATACTGGAGAATTGTGTTGCCCTTTGTGCTTGCTCCATAGCCGTAGACCTTCTTTCCTTTCTTCACCTCTCTCTCAATAAACTCGACGGTCTTCATTGCGTTAGCCTGGAATCTTTCCTCAAAGCTCTTAAGATCTAAGTCTGGCTCTGGGTACGCAATACTTCCTCCGTCCAAATGCCTAGCAAATAAACGGTATGACCCACCATTAATTCCATTTTCTTCGACTTTAAATATTTCTAATCCGTTTTTTTCAAAGAGTCTTACTAGATTTTTGTAAGAATAATATTCTAAATGCTCATGACAAATGTTGGAGATGTCATTCTTCTGGAGCATTGGGGCCAATGTCATTAGCTGAGCAATGAACACTCCCTCTTTATCCAAACTTTTAGCTACGTCCTTGATGAATTGGTTGGGGTCATCGGTATCATAAAACATTCCAATTGCTGTAATGACCTTCGCTCTTTTATCCTGGAGAAACATCTTGGAGATAAGTCGGTAATGTTTATAAGCCCAGAACTCGTCAATAACAAAGTCAGCTTCTTTGGCTAGTTCATATTTAAGATTGTCTGCTGGTTCACAACCGATAGCTATCATATCTTCCGGAACATTTGAGAGAAGCGTTCCATCGTTAGCTCCTATGTCTAAGAATATGTCCCCCGTTCTTGCTTCGGCGAGCATGATCCCTTTCCTCGCTATTTCGGCTAAGTCATCTTTAATGACCTCGTTTATTCCTGATCTATACCAATATTTCCGAGCATACATTATTTCCTGAGGAGCTGAGTGCTGCAATTGAGCAAGTTGACATCCCTTGCAGACTACCATCGTTAGAGGAGCTTTCTTAACTTTCGCTCCCTTCTTAATAAAGTCGTTAATGCAAAGATTTCCCAAAGAAAAAACCTTCTTTAAATCTTTAGAATCGCACAAACGACATCTAGTTATTCGGATGGTTTTTTGCATAGTTCTTCTAAAACTTTAACATATTGTGGCAATAAAACACCCCAACTGTTCTTTTCTGCCCACTTTTTACCAAACTCTGAATACTTTCCGATATCTTTATTGGCGATCATTTCTATCTTTCCGGCGATGGCTTCGGCATTAATCTTGGCTCCTTGGACAGGACGCAGCATCGGGTTGACTCTCACTTCAGTAAAACCATCAGGCTCAAACATTAAGTCGGGATGCATGTATTCATTGAAAGGAAAGATGTTAGTCGTGATGACAGCCATACCAGAACACATTGCTTCGCATATGGGAAGGCATATCCCGTTAAAGTCCTGTGGATAAATCAGAACGTCTCCCTCCTGCCAACATTGCCAATAGTTCTTGAAATTCTGAACTCTCACCTCAACTCGCGGGTCATCACAAGCAAACGCACGCCAGGAATAAATAATTAATTTAATATCCGACTTAACATGCTTCATTGCTTCCAAAACAAAGTGCGTTCCCTTCCTTCCTGAAATTCCTCCGTGAGAGGCCGTGTGAACAAAGGTTCGAGCCGTACTTCGTTTTTTCCATTTAAGCTTCTCTAAATTGAAGGGAGGGGGCAATAAAACCTTCTGGTGCTTGGGGGTCATCTCCATATCTAGCTTTGAAGGACAAATGAATAAGTCGGGGTGCAAAGGAATTTTTTCGGGTAAAAGTTCGGCCATTGTTATCATCGCCGTCTTCACTCCTTTCTCTCGACAAAGTTTGATGACCGACCAATCATAAAAAGTTTCAATGGTTAATAAAACGTCTATGTCGTCTGTGATCCACTCTTTAATATCTCCGCCAAATGGTGCGCGAGGCTCTACTCTTTTAGTTTCAAATTCATCGTATCTTTCTGGAAAGGTTTGATAAACCCCATTAGCTACTAATAAAACTTTGGCTGGCTTAAGGTGTCGCGTATATTCCCAACACATTGTGCCGAGTCCTGAATTGTCATACCTTGCTATGATTCCTATTCTCATATTTTTTGTTTTACTCCACGCCTCATGGCGTCCTTATAAATAAGGATTGGCTTTTCTGCCCAGAGGACAGTCTCTCCTTTTCCTTTAGCCCGTCGGCTACTCTGAACTTCTCCTACCCAAGGATCCTCACCTCGTCTTAAATATTTAGTCAGGAAGGATTTTCTCCAGATAGAAGCTTCGAATGAGCAGAGATATTCTGCGTCATCTTTGTGCTTCCAATAAATATCCTCATGATGAAAAACTCTTTCCCGCGTATGCGCTCCAACCAAGCCGATTCTTCCTACCTCTTTGTGCTTGTGCATATACTCAATAATTTTATCCAGCGCATCCAAGTCTACTTTTTCCGTGAAGAAGAAATCTTCATGAAGAATGATTAGATACTCATCAGTTACCGTGTAGAGCGAGGTTATCAAATCTGTTGACCACTCATGATCCCCACACCAAATAGAAAACTCTCTGGGACTATAATACTTATCAAATCTTTCAGTGAACTCCGGAATCAAATGCTCATACTCAGGGCAAGTCAGAACGAGGATCTTAATATTTTTTGATGTTTTGGTATTCTCCATGTCTGCCTGCTATTTGATTTTTAGCCACATTTCTTTCGATTGTTAATCTCCTTAACGCTTTATATTTACGACCTACCTTTGTATACTCGTTATTTTCTATTAACTCAGTAATGACTTCTTCAGCTTCCCACATCTGTTTATTGATGGTTCGCAGTTTATTAACTAAAGCTTTGTCTACTCTTTCAATAGATGTTCTATAAGAATCTAATTCCTTTATGCAATCCAAACCCTTTTCGAGTTTGATGCAAAGAATCGTAAATCGATCAACAACTTCAGCTAATGGCATTTTCATATTATCTTTTGTTCTTTTAAGACTTTTAATAGGTCGACTACTCGGTGATCGTAGGTATGATTTTTCTTCATGTGTTCTAGTCCTGCTTCTTGAATCTTTCTTCTCTCCTCCGGCTTCTCCAAGAAATAATCTATCTTGGCGAACAAGCCATCAAAGTCTCTGATCGTATAGGGGATGAAATGTTTGTAGTAAGTGAATTCTTTCTCAAGCCCTGGAACATCTGGAGAAATTAGAAAAGCTCCTTTCCCTATCATCTCGTAAATTCGGTTAGACCAATAATTCTCAGAAAAGACCGAGTCTCCAATAACAATCTTTGCGGAAGCTATCAAATCATTTAACTCCTTGTGCCTAATATTTCCCCGATGGCCTGCATGAAGGAATCTGCTCCCATAACGCTGGGTCAATTTATCAAGCAGCATAGGCCGGTATTGCCATCCATGCCAATTAACTTTAGTTCCTAGAAAAAGAATCTCAGCTCTCTGCTCTGGATCTGGGTCTCCAAAATACATCTCATCTACTTCTGCTCCTTGTCTTAAACAGAAATGATTCACCTCACTATTTTCCCATTCTTCTTTATGTCCTCCGTCCGTGGTGAAAACTATATCAGCCACAAAAACAGGGGATGGTTTATCTTTTATTCGAGCCCACAATCTATATCCCCAGTAAAGATCGAAAACCCAGCACACTGTTGGGATAGGGCAGTCACGAATGAACTTCATGATCTCCATATCATTTCCAATTTTAAGTTTGGCAAACAAAAGGAAATCATAATTTCCCGCCGCAATCTTTTCCTTTAATTCAAGGGGCGTGTACTGATCATCTTGGAAGCAGTCTACCTTATGACCTAGTCGCTCTAGCGCTCTAGCTATCTCCGGTTCTCCTACTGAAGTAACGTGGAAATTAGCGATGTAGATAATATTAAGCGTGCGCGGTTTTTTTGTGATCTGAGAGTTGTTCTCCATTTTGGAATGTTGCTCCACATAACGGGCATTGTAATTCATCGACTACGGGAATATCTTCGATCGAAATAGTTTGGTCTAATTCAATATTTCCAACGAACTCGAAAGCTGGGGTCCGGTCATCATTCCTTCTTTTAAGATGGGAAGTTAATAACTTTTCAGGGATATCCATCAAGACACCGTCCTTTGTTCTTCTTACATATACGAATTTTCTTGTTGCCATATTTTCTTTTACTTCTTTGTGTTTATAATCCTTAACTGTTTCTGCGACTTTTTGATGAACTTCTTCTTCCTCAAAAACAGCTCCTATCATGTTATCAGCTAACGCATCGTAATAAGATCTATCTTTATACACTGCATTAGGGTCATATCTATTATACCTTTCAACTTTCTTCATCCGGTCTTCCTTATCCATTAATCCGAAATGCTTAAGTAAAAAAGGAGCGTGATTACCATAGTGGTAAGCAATAGGAGGGGCCAAACCGCAATGGAGTGCTTTACGCTGAAATTCAAGACCGTACTCAGGAGCAAAGCGATAGTACCTAATATTCCAAAAAGACATAGAACGCCTGTAATGTTTTTCATCATTCCATAAATTAACTACATAAAAATAATACCCAATTCCTCCTTTAGCTGCTAAATCTTCCGCAGCCTTTCTGGTGAATTGGGAATCGTAGAACTCATCCATATCCATCGCCATTATCCAATCAGGCTTTAGCCTCCCAGCCTTTTTCAAAAGATCGGTTTTGATAATGGGCTGATACTTTCCCCACTCTCTATCATCACGATAGAACCAGCAACCTAACTCTTTAATTATCTTCTCGTCTTCTGGGGAAGTATTATTTCCCGCAATTAAAACATCGTCTGCTAGAGTCAGGCGATGCTTTATGTTTTCTTTTAAATATTTTTCATTCGGACCACAAACGCCGATTGAAACTATTCTCATTTTCTTTTCATGTGAGCGTCCACCATATTGTGGAAACCATCTCGTTTCGCTTTCTTAATTTTTCCAGACTTGATAGCTTGCTGCATTTTAGTCTCAACAAACTTATCAATTTCTTGAGAAACTTTTTCATCGATGCGAGTACTCACCTTCTCATGAGTGGCTCTTACTCTAGGATCTTCCAAGCCTCTTCTAATTAAATCTCTTTGCTTGTCGCCTATTCCAGGCTTACCCAGAAGATCAAGTGCGATCTCTTTATCGATAGCAAAGCGCTTTTCCTTTATAACTCCTTTGGCCAACAAATCTCTGGGGATCTGCTGCCCTATCTTTTGTAATTCTTCTTTTGTTTTTCTATCCATTGAATCTACTCCTAATCATAGGATCATCATGTATTCGACCTTCCAGTGTCATCACTGTAAATTTGCGTGGGGGAGTTTTGTCTTCATTGGCTTTGGCTGCTTCTAGCTCAGCTCCAAAACCATCATAAATAACTTTCTTAGTTGCTTCATCATAACCTTCTTGCATTACTTTGATATGCTCATCGCTCTCCTTTTTAATTTTAGGTCGAATAGCAATGGCCTTCTTGTAAGCTTCTCCAGTAGACCATCCAATGTATGAGAATTTATTTACAAATCCTTTTCTGTGAAAAATGATACCAGCATGCTTCTCTCCTTCGATTGGAATGTATTCCTTGTCACTTTTTCGCTGGAACCAGTATATTCTTGCCATGTTTATATTATCTAACAAACAAAAAGACCCCGCAAGGGGATCTTTCTGCTATCAGCTACTATGAGCCGATAAAGCTGTTGTTGGAGTTTACCAACACACCAGCAGCATCGTTTAGTTCAGCTACACCGTAGATGGTGTCCCAAACAGTTAGGATGCCGAGGTTGCCAAGCCAGTTTTGAGCTTGGACTCTAACTTGCTTACCTCCTGGGGTTTGATGCGCAAATCCCCAAGTTGTCTTGTGAGCCAAGACGTTTCGGTCAGTCTGCAAAGCGCTAGTAATTTGAGAGCTGGTGAATAGAGGAATTCCGTATAGAGTTCCCATTCGGCCAGTTGCTCGTGCTGCAGGACCAAAGTTTCCGGTAACAGTTGGAGAGGTTGCCCAACCAGTCTGAGAAGCATCGTAATACTTCTGAACAGCTAATAGCTGCACCCAATAGGTGAATGGAGCTACGAACCAAGCACATTCTTCAAGAGGGAAGTCAGCGGTAGCTAATTTTTCAATTGCTTGTCGCACTTCAGCATCAGAAAGAACAGTAGCGGTGTCACCAATAGTATTGGTAGACAAGCTAGTTGCTAGAGAAAGAATTGCACTTTCAAAATCTTCCATCAAAGTACCACCAGCCTTTTGGTTGTAGATTTCACTTAGATTGTACTTCGAAGCTACTTGTACCTGTTGTAGGTAAGGTAGCAAGGTTGCGATGTACTTGTGTGTGTCTACAGTTACAGTCTTGTCTTCAGCTGCTGGAGCCTCGGTTGTTACCTCGGTACCACCAGTTGATTGAGTTTGAACTGAAAAAGCATTTGTGAATACAGATGGAACATGGAAAATGTCGCTTCCTTCGTCAGCATATTCTGATAGGTCTGTGAAGAAGTTTGAGGCGACGGCTTTAGAGAAATATTCCGGAATGACCATGTCAGTCCAGGTTTCACTAATATACGCCGCCAGCTCAGTTGCGTCCCACGGATCACTTGTAATTGCCATTTTAACTTGTTATCCAGTTTAAGCTCCTGTCTGTCGTTTGTTCGCTTTCCACGAATCGAAAGAAAATTTCTGGGATTTTTCTTCCTTCGTCATTTTCTCAAGAGGTTTTGCATCTACTGCATTACTTCTATTCGTCGGAGCCGGAGTCGCCTGCGCGACCTTGGCTTTTTCCCGCATACCTTCAATTGCAACTTTTACAAAGTCATCTTTAGCTGTATCGAGTATACTCTCTTTCCCACTTCTATTCCTTTCGAGAAAACCGATTTCATCTTCGGAATAGCCGCGAGCTATCAAACGAGCATAGTCTTTGGCTTCTGCTAACGTGTTTAAGTTACTAGGCGCCGAGGGGGCTTCTGTCGGTGTCGGGGTGGACTGTTCTTGCGTAGTCCTAAAAGCAGCAAGCTCATCCTTCATTTTTCTTTCATTTTCCTCAGCTTGTTTAGCTCTTGCATATAATCGTTGATTTTTTTGTAAGAGCTCATCAGATGAAGCGCCTTCCCGTGCGGAGGCATCTTCTACGGTAGGGTCATTACCGGCAGGTGTTTCAGAGGTTCCCTGCACCTCAAGACTTTCGTCGGCCATATTTTTTAAGTTTGGCTTCTTTAATGGTTTAAGAGTTTTCCTTCTCCGACCTTTAGATCCTAACGGACCTATTGGAGTTCAGGTAAAAACAGGAATGAATACGTCTTGTCTTGTATACACCTGAACTCGTATAGAACCATTACTTCATTTTCTTTAAGGTTCTCGCGAGGAGTGCCTGTCTCAAAGTGCGTAGTTTTGATGCAGGTAATTTTCCGCCCTTGCGCTGTTTTTCAAGCTTAGCAATAAGACCTGTTAGTCTAGAACCGGGAATGTCCTTTCCAGGTTTGATTCCCATTTTTTTTCTTAATGCTCCTGGACGTTTGATTGCTCTCTGGATCCACTTTTTGTCTGCCATTTTATTTCATTGTTCCCACCTTGTAGGGTCTTTTGCCATAAGCCTTACGAACGCCTTTGCTTACATCTCTTCTGCCTTTCATACTCATCTTCTTTCCAGCTTCCTTTCCTTTTCGCATACCTAGTGATTCATCTAGTCGAGCGTTGTAACCTTGCTTTTTAAGACTTGCAACGTGAGCTTTGGCCGCTTTTTTACCAGCATCAGTGTAAGGAAAATGTCTGCCTCCGCCAGTAACTGTTACTTTTGGCATAATATAATTTATTGTTTTAGTTTACGACCTTTAGGAATATTCATTAGGATCACTCGCTTCATACTCTTGCGAAAGCGACTTAAGCCTATATAGCAATTCCTTCTCGATTATCTCCGCAGCTCTTTTTCTTCCTGCTGCTTCCACATCTAAATTCTTGACCCCCTCGATATTTCGGATGTCCACCAAGTCGGCGATCATCTTTTCATATATTGATTTCCAGACTTTATAATTTCTACTTCGCGCAAGATACTCCATAGCTCGGAGTTCCTTGTCTGTAAAATCTATTTTCATAATACTGTTTCTTCAGTAGCACTCTGGACACTCAATCTTTCTTCGAGTGGTCTAGCTCCTCTTACCCCTCTTCCTCTAATGGGTAATCTTCCAGGAGCGATTGGTTGTGCAGGAGGTGGAATGCCTGGAGCAGGTGGAGCTATTCGCCCAACCAAAGACTCCAGACTCTCTCCTGTTAATCCCATGATTCTTTTCAGGATTTCTCTAGCATTTGGATCCAGTAGAATGTTAGGATTGGCGGCGATAACTTGTAGTAGGGATTTGAAAGTTTCAATCTTCGCCAGTACATCCATCTGTTCTCCTGTGATAATAATGTCTACCCGGTATTTAAGATTGTCATAAAACTGGTCAGGAATATCCACAAAAAGATATGGTCGGCTATTAATTACAGCTGCAACCTCAGCTCTAATGAGATCAGGATTAGGAAGAAACCCATTGTTTAATATCTCTTCCTTGATTGCCATGTTGGTATACATCGTAGTCATAGCCGTGCGCAGATCTTCGATGCCGGCTTCGTTGCCGAAAATATTTACAGTATGAGCTCTAGATTGTTTTTTAAAAGTTGGAATAACAAAGTCTCCAATTAATTCCTTGAAGAAGAAGCCGAGATTCTCTCGCTTCAATTCAAAGTAAGATCGAACAGCTTGAGACATCATTACTCCTAATCGGAAAGGAGTACCAGACGGCAAACTTTCTCCCGTCGTTATTTCAAAAGTGAAAGCTTTCTGGTTGGAGTTTTCCTCCCAGACTTTCTCGTCCGCATTAAATTCAGCCAATGTTCTGGTAGTCATATCAACTTGTGAGACTCCACCGTTCGGTGCAACTCTCAACACATCACCGTCCTTAACATCTCGGATAATGTTCTTCGCAATACCATCATCAGTGGATTGGAATATTTTTTTAGAACTCCAGAGCAAAGCTCTTCTTCGAAGGTTAGCCAAAACATTTCTGGAGAGTTGGTTTTCGAATTGATTTTCTATTTCCCCTACTCCTAACCATCGGCCATCTTGACGACGCCAGTGAACTTCTCGATAGGGGAGTTCTTTGATTTGTTTGATAAACAAAAGATTGCCAGTCATCTCTGGGTTAGTCTTCGTGTTAGAAGGGTAGTAAGTCATTATAGATACAGCCTTAACCATCTTGTCTGGATCGCCATTCTCTTTGACCATGCTTTCCGGAACATCTGCATACCGTTCGTAAACTGTTATTTTTTGATTGTAGTTTTGAGGTGTAACTTGGATTCCATTCATATCCCAGCCTCTAACTTTAGCTTCGTTCTTCAACTGCTGATAAGTGTAGATATGTTTTTCAATCACATAGTCAGCGGTCTGCAAAGACTCTGCATCCTGAGTGTTGATCAACTTGTTGAGCGGAACTCTAAACAAATCATCACCCACAACTTTAACAACTACGCTGCCATACTTTGGATAATCATTAACCACCTCGTTAATTAACTTTCCGAATTTTTTATCTTTAGCCCACTGCTTAAACTCCTTAGAAAGGAACCAAGCTGGCCATTGAGAAGAGTTCTCTGTTGGCACAAAGATAAAATCCTTGGTGTCCAAATCAACCATCTTTGACCCAACATCTGACCGGAATTGGCAGATGTTGAGAAATACTTTGCGTTGTCCTTCCGAGTCCAACGGCCCAGTAACAAAGTGAGAGTTGTAGTACAAGTCAATTAAACTTAAAGTGTCAGACTGAGAGAAGGAATAACTCCTACTTCGCGTGCTTAAAGGACGGGTAGCAAACCCTGTCTGGTAATCAAGTCCGGTTTGATCTCCTCCAAGATGAACACGAGTATTATAAAAATCATTGAGCTCAGTAGTAAGTTGTCCAAATAAATTAAACATTTCCTTTAGTTTAACATAACCTACTCTATGTCAAGCAAGTTAAATTCTTCGTAGATTTTTTTATTAGTAAGAATTATTAATTTTTTCCCAGAACCAGAGAGTTTTATTTTTATTTCTTCACCCACCTTCAGATCATTGAGAACCTTTAACAGGTGCTTACTCAAACTGGGAGGTAAAGCCCTGCTGGGATCGATTGAGTTCATTTGGCTTTCTCGATAATAAAGTACTTATTGGATTGACCTTTGAGGGAGTTCTGGGATAACGCTTCGCTGGGGTAAAGCCATGAATAGCATACCGAATCGAATCCATAATGTGATTATCTTTTTCTACTGGCTTCTCTTTGGTGTTCAACTCATCACCCTCCGGATAATGATAAGTCTCAAACTCGGCAATCGAATTGCTACACCTTCTAAAAACAAAGAGTCTTGATTCATTTAAAAGTTGCTGCACCATACTGATTCCTGCAGAGATAGCGTCCCTACTCTTCTTGTAAGGTACAACATACAACCCAGTATTAGTCGCAGCTTCCGTAACCTTTTCCGGGTTGGCACTATCGGCATACCACCTAGACACTCGATGCTTTTCCTGAAGCTCCATAGCCGCCTCAATAATCTCTGGAGTAGTCTTCCCAGTCTGATACCACTCGTCAACAATATAATACTTATCACCCTCAATCTTAATAACAACTAGAGCGGCAGGATTAGTATACCCCCAGTCAATCCCTCCAATCACCGTATCCGGTTTCAAACTCTTCTGGGGAATCTTATGCCAGTCCTTCAACTCGTAAACCAAACCCTGCATCCGGGCAAACTCTCCACGATAGCGACGATCAAACTCTTCAGGTCTTAGTCGCGCCATCTCCTTGTTATAAAACTCTTCCGGGAAATAAGGAGAATCAGTACTAGCCCAAGAGACAACCGTCAAATCTTTATCTTTTTTATTTTTCCAGGGAGTATAAAAGTGCTGATATAACCACCCCATATTATACGGAGTCGTAGTGATTAACACTCTACCTTTCGTCGTACTGGTTCTACTCCT